TGTATTAAAGATTTTCCCTTACGCTAGGGTGGTGAGCCTCCCTAGTAAGGATTTTAATCAATGCCTTATTGATGGCAGAAGTAAGGCAGCTTTTAATGCTGCTGTATTCAACGCTAAGAAGCCTAAGAATACACGCATTGTTAGTTGTGAAGATGTATATGAGTCAGCTAAGAAACCCGTTGAATGGGGATATTCGTGGCCATATAAGAAGCTTACTGAACTTACTAGGGGGATACGTTTAGGAGAGACATACTATCTCGGCAGTGGCGTGAAAATGGGAAAATCAGAACTTCTTAATGACATTGTCGCCCACTGTATTACAGAACATAAATGGAAAGTGTTCGTAGCAAAGCCTGAAGAAGCTAATCATCGGACTCTTCAAGGGGTTGTTGGGAAGATTGAAAATAGAATTTTCCACGATCCTAAGATTGAATTTGATGAGAAGTCTTTTGATAGGGGGTATGAGAAGGTAAAAGATTCTTTGTTCCTTCTGAATTTATATCAAGAACTCTCCCTCGAAGTGTTGCAGACTGATATACGTACAGCAGCAGCAGAGGGGTGTAAAGCAGTATTTATTGACCCCATCACTGTATTATCAAATGGAGTTAGTGCGGCGGATGCCAACACTCTCCTTCAAAGGATGGCTCAAGAGCTTTCGGCTATGGCTATGGATTTGAACATTGTAATCTTTATGTTTGCACATTTGCGTGCCCCAGAAGCAGGTCCCTCGCATGAGAGAGGTGGTTTTGTTCAATCACATCAATTTGCTGGTAGTAGAGCTATGATGCGTAGTGCTAACTTAATGATTGGGTTGGAAGGTAATAAAGACCCCGATCTACCAGATGAAGAACGTAATATACGTCATCTAGTTGTATTAGAGAATAGAATGAGCGGGGAAACAGGCAGAGTTACACTATTTTACGACAAAAATACAGGAGCATTTAATGAGTTGTGACTATGAAGCTCAGTACGATGGTAGGATATGGAGTAATAAAACTAATAGATTTCTTCAACCGGCAAGTAATGGTAAAGGATATCAACGGGTAGTTCTAATGATTGACGGTAAGAAATTTAGTACGTATGTTCATAGATTTATCGCAGAAAATTTAATACCAAACCCTGAAAATTTACCCGAAATCAACCATAAGAATGGTGATAAATCTGATAATTCTGTTGGTAATTTGGAGTGGGTCTCCTCTAGCGACAATAAAATTCACGCGATAAACACGGGATTGCGGAAGGTTAATGGTATCATCCAAATGAAAAAGAACTGTGACTATTTTTATATTTGGGCTAGTGCCAAAGAAGCTGAAGAATTCACAGGGGTAAATAGTAAGAATATCCAACGTGTTTGTCGTGGTGAGAGGAAAACGGCTGGCGGGTATATTTGGGAGTATTTATCATGAAACAAATCATAACTAAAAAACCTGAAACTCTTCAAGAGGCATTGTATGCTCAGGCCAATGTAACCACTAGTCCGTATTCACGGTGGCTTATGATCCAAGCAGCTAAGGAGCTTGACAGTATGAAAGATCATCAAAATTTTATTAACAGAGCACATTATGATTTTTATATTAGATATAATGAAGATGGCACATGGGAGGTAGTATATGAAGATTAAGTTTAAAAAACTTAGAAATGGGGTAAGGCCCCCTAAATATGCTACAGATGGTAGCGGGGCATTCGATATTTATTACGATAATTATGCAGAGGTAGAATATGGGACGATTACAAAACTTAACACTGGAATCGCTGTGGAACTTCCTAGGGGATATAGTCTTTTTCTTTTTTCTCGCTCTGGTCATGGTGCCAATCACGGTGTCAGGCTTGCTAATTGTGTTGGGATCATTGATTCTGACTACCGTGGAGAAATTATCGTACCTCTTACAAAGGATTTGGAGGGAGATTGTTATAAAATTTTCCCATATGACAGGGTTTGTCAAGGGATTGTTTTCCCAACGCCAGTGATTGAATTTGAGGAAGTAGAAGAGCTTTCTACCACTGAACGTGGGGAAGGTGGGTTCGGGAGTACGGGATAAATTATGCTCTCAATAATTGAAAAGCATTATATTAATAACCGAGATACCCTTGTAAAGAGGTTTACAAGAAGAGCGGGTAGCCCTCAAAATGCCGAGGATGTTGTACAACAAGCTTATTATAATGCTATTAAATATAAAGATTCCTTTGTTATGGGAATGGATTTTGGAGCATGGTTTAACAGAATCATTAACAACACTTTACGACGTATGAAGAGAGCAGAGATGCAATCTACTAATATCTTTGAAGAAGAGTTGGATGATGAAGACCCGTTATTCACTAACGCAGTAAAGGGTAGTGTAGTAAAGGATATTAAATCAATAGAAGACGAAACTGTACAGTATATATTGTCTCTCTATTTTCTTCATGGCTATACGATGAAAGAAGTAATGCTTGTCACTAATTTAGAATATAAATTTATTGATAATGCTGTGTTCAAATTCAAAAAACATATCAAGGAACGATATGGATAAATCAGCCACATTCGATCTTGAAGCTGATGGGCTACTCCCAACTGCTACTAGAGTGTGGTGTGGGGTAGTGAAAGATAGTGTTACAAAGGAAATTTTTAAATACGGGCCTAATAATATACACCAACTCCTAAAAAAACTAGAAGAATATGGTGAATTAAAGGCACATAATGGATTGGGATATGATTTCCCATTATTGGAGAAACTTTATGGATGGAAATACAAAGGAAAGAAAACAGATACTTTGGTACTCTCTCGGCTTCTTAATCCCAAGCGTGTTGCTCCTTACAATTATTCTGGTTCCGCTGGCCCTCATTCCGTAGAAGTATGGGGGTGTAGATTAGGGCGTAAGAAGCCCGATCATGAGGACTGGAGTAAGTATAGTGAAGAAATGTTACATCGCTGTACAGAGGATGTAGAGATTCAGGAACAAATATTTGACACTCTAATTAAAGAAATGTCCGGTGGGGATTGGTCCAAAGCTGTTCCATTAACAATGAAGCTGTTTGAATATCTCCAGATGCAAGAGTCTTATGGTTGGAAGGTTGATACCTCGCATATGAATACATGCATCCATCAGCTTGATTTTTGGATGGATAGAATTGACAGAGTATTAAAACACCACCTTCCGTTTATTATAGAGGTACAAGAACAAAAAGAAAAAGGTGAATATAAATATGTTAAAAAACCTTTCCTCAAAAGTGGAGATTACTCGAAATCTACTAATGAGTGGTATAATTCTAACGGTTCAATCATTTCTACTCATAGAGTGGCTGGCCCTTTTAGTCGTATTACTTTCCGTCGTGTTGATTTAGATAAAGCTGTCGAGGTAAAAAAATTTCTCTTAGCGTCTGGATGGGAGCCGCTAGAATGGAATACTAATGATGCAGGAGAACAAACAAGTCCTAAACTTTCTAAAGATGATCCGTTTGAAGGTATTCAAGGGGGTGTTGGTAGGCTTATTGCTCGTAGAGTTCAGTGTAAACAGAGGAAGGGTATTATTACAGGACTCTTATCATCGGTTAGAGAAGATGGGAGAATAGGAAGCGCTGTAAATAACCTAGCTGTTACTGGAAGGGCAACTCATAGAGGTATCGTAAACATCCCTAAAGTTGGTAGCTTCTATGGAAAACAGATGCGTAAGATTTTCTCATGCCCTGAAGGGAAAGTATTAGTAGGCACTGACTCTGATGGATGCCAGCTTAGAATGCTTGCTGGTCGCATGAATAATCCAGCATATACAGAGGCACTGTGTAATGGCGATAAATCAAAAGGCACTGACAACCACAGTCTTACGGCAAAGATTGGAGAGCTTGAATCCAGAGACATTGCAAAGAACGTCATGTACTGTGTTCCTTTAGATACACAAATTCTTACGAGGTCAGGTTGGAAGACAAAGGATGAGATTCAAATTGGAGAAAGTGTATTAACATACAATCAAGAAAAAAATATAAAAGAGTGGAAACCTGTTCTGGCTATCCATGAAAAAGAAGACGAGGTTATTAAACTTTCTCATGGACATAATTTTGAGATAAGAGCCACAAAAGACCATAGATGGTTTGTAAAACAAAGAAGGTATATACCATCCTCTAATTCGTATGGTAGAAATAATGGCAGATATATGGATTTTCAGATTAGAACTACTGAGGAATTAAATTCCGAATCCAATATTATAACCAATGCTCCGATGTTACCAGACGAAACAGGAGAGCCTTTAGAATGGAACTCAAGTAAATATGGTACTGATTGGACAGCAAGTGTTTGTAAAGCTTCATCATATGAGAGGAAAGGTTTTTTAGCAGGATTCCTCGTTGCGGATGGTTGTTATCAACGTGGTAAATGGGAGTTTGCTCAGAATGAGGGCCCTCTTTATGAAGCTGCATTAACCGCATTGTTTATAGAATCAGATGGTTTTATTCATGTATCTACAACGCAAGGGGTAAACTTTAGAGTTAAAAAAGCAATACTCTCCAAAAAGAGTCACACTACAATGACAAGAATGAAGAGGGAAGTTTTACCACGTCAACCTGTTTGGTGTGTATCAACTGAGAATGAGTCATTTGTAATCAAACAGGGGGATGTTATTACCATAACAGGTAATTGCCTGTTGTTCGGTGGTGGAGATACTAAACTTGCTAAAACGGCTAGAAAACCTATTGGGGCAGGAGCTGACCTCAGAGATAAGCTCTACAAAGGTCTTGACGGACTTGGGGAACTTATGGATAGCCTAACTAAAGAATGGAGGATGACGGCTAAAAGACGGTATAATACTAAATGGAATAAGGTGGAGTATTACAATGGATACATTACAGGGCTCGACGGACGCCCTATATTGGTTCCATTTGAGCATCAACTTCTAGTGTATTTATTACAGAGTGATGAAAGTATTATGATGTCCGCTGCCTATTGTCGTTTCCATCAACGTATGTTTAAACTAGGATATGAATATGGAAGGCAATGGAGTGTAATTATGTGGATGCATGATGAATTTACTTGTGAATGTGATGAAGATATTGCTGACATAGTAGCTAAGGAAGCAGAAGATGCTATAGCTTGGGCAGGAAACTTTTATAACATTTCTTGTCCTCATGTGGGAGATAGTAAGATTGGAAGAAATTGGTATGAAATTCATTAAACTAACTTTATCTAACACTGAAGCACCTATATTTATTAATATAAATTATATTGTAACAGTTGAACCCGATTCTTCTGGTAAAAGGTCTTGGGTTCATCTTCTCCTCAGAGAAGGGGACATTATAAGAGTAAATGAGGAACATAATTATATTATGGAGGTTTTAAATGGATGATGTAGATTGGAAATATGAATACGACCGGCTTAAAGAAGAGTATGATGCTCTAAATATCAAATATGATAATGTTACGTATCTGTACGAAGAACTTGAGCGTTTGTGTGAGAGTTTTGTTAGTAGCTATAAAGGGGAATAAATATGGGTTTGAAAGCGCCTAAAGGGAATAACACGTCTAAAGTGGAACAAGAGAAACTTGAAGCTGGTAACTATCCTGCTCGGTTGGTACAAGTGATTGATATGGGCCTTCAGCCTCAACGTGCCTATCAAGGACAAGATAAGCCTCCTGCGCAAGAAGTAATGCTCACGTATGAATTTGTAGATGAATTCCTGAAAGATGAAAACGGTAAAGATCGTGAAGACAAGCCTCGTTGGCTATCTGAAACTATTCCGCTTCGTTCACTTTCAAGTGAACTTGCTAAATCCACTAAGCGTTATAACGTATTCGATCCTGATGGATTGTACGAAGGGGATTTCTCTAAATGTATTAACTCCCCGGTTATGGTGGCATTAGTTCGTAATGGCGATTATGAGAATGTAGGTGGTGTATCTGTAATGCGTCCTAAAGATGCAGAGAAGTGTCCTGAACTTGTTAATCCACCTAAAGTGTTTGACTTGTCCAACCCTGATATGGAAATCTTCGGCAGCCTGCCAGAGTGGGTTCGAGAGAAGATTAAAGGTAATCTAAATTATCGAGGGAGTAAGTTGCATTCTCTTATTGAGGGTGTTACAGCAGATGATGAACCCTCAGAAGAAGATGTCCCTTGGTGACTCCCTATTTAGATGGGGATATAATCCTCTATGAGTGCGGGTTTGCAGCGGAGACAGGTTGGCAAGGGGAAGGAATACCTTCATTTGACTATGTATCAGAATTGGTAGATGAGCGTATTAAGAATATATGCGCACTGGCGGGGGGTACTACCCCTCCAATCATCTTCTTCTCTGGCCCTTCTAACTTCCGCATAGAACTTGCTAAGACTAAGCCTTATAAAGGAACGCGTAAAGACACTAAACCTTATCACTATTATAACATTAAAGCCTATCTACAGAATCAATATGAATGTATGATTTCTGATGGAATAGAAGCTGATGACTTAATGTCTATTATGCAATGTAAGTCTCCCCTGCCAACCATTATCTGTTCAAGAGATAAAGACCTCCGGCAAGTTCCGGGTTGGTATTACTCATGGGAACTTGGTAATCAACCCAGCTTTGGGCCTGAATATGTGGAGGGGTATGGTAGGATATGGATGAGAGGTAAGAAACTAGAGGGTGTAGGGGATAAATTCTTCTTAGCCCAGTGTATCATGGGGGATACCGTAGATAATATTCCAGGAATCGTGGGATATGGTCCTTCTAAGGCGTTTAAAATCCTTCAAGCTACCTCCACCTATGAAGAGGGTTTAAAAGCTGTTATAGAGGCTTATAAGGCCGTTTACGGGGATAGTTGGGGAGAGATGCTCCTTGAGCAAGGTCAATTACTATGGCTGGTGAGAGAACTTAATGAAGATGGTACACCAATTATGTGGAGAATTTAATGTTTGAATGGTGGAGAAACACTAAACCTGTGGAAGAAATCTCCCATCAATACGAATTGATTGTTGATGGAGAAATTATTCCAGTGTTAATTGATAATGATAAAGAAGATGAGGAATAATGGGCAATGGACAGAAGCTAGATTCAATAGCTTCATAAAGAGTGCCCTTAGGGCGGCTAGTAGGAGATGGCCGCCTAAATTCGGTGCTCTCAAGAAAGCTTACACATGTAATAAGAAGAATATAAAGACAAACAGGATGTCTAAACATTACACATGCGCTCAATGTAGGGGATTGTTCCCGACATCTGAAGTAGAAGTAGATCATATAAACCCTGTAGTCCCTGTAACTGGTTTCACTACATGGGGAGAAGTAATTGAGCGTATGTTTTGTGAAGAAGAGGGGTTTCAAGTACTATGCCGTACTTGCCACTCAGTTAAATCTACCGCTGAGAGAGCGAAAAGGAAGAAATATAATGGATAATTTTAAGGGATATTCCTTGTTCAATGAGATTGAAGATAATAGTCTCCGCACTCGTAATCGTGCTGTTCTCATGACTAATATTGTTGAGCAGCATTTTAATAAAGGAAGTATTACAGATAAGGGGAGCTATCTAGTTCTTGGTTATTTCAATCAAGTTCCGAAAGAAGAGCGCGCCGCATTGCATAAAGCTTTCTCCAGTATGTTAGAAGATCGTGGATTTAAACGGAAAACACACTAATGCAGAATAAGCCTATTCCAAATAACAATCCTCATATTACAGATTTAGTAATTGAGGATATGAAAAAACGTAAAGAAGAAGGTATTAGACGTTATGGTGTCCCGCTTCAAGCAGATAATGGGCGGGACGCCCTTCTCGATGCTTATGAGGAAGCCCTTGATTTATGCCAATATCTCCGCCAAGCAATTGAAGAACAATCTGTCCCCATTTTTAAGGACTATTAAGTGAGATATTATATTGACCCGCCTAGTGGGTGGAAGTATGGATTCCCAGATATTTGGGATGATGAGGAAGAAACTATGGATGAGTGTTTAGCAAGGCATGGTTATACACATGAACTCCCTTATATCCGAATGTGGAAGGTAGAAGATGAAAGTAGTTGATATTAATGTAGAACTATTAAACTCTTTTGGAACGGACCTTACAGTTGTCAATGCTGCGAGGGTGAGCTTTGCTAAGGAGAGTGATTGGGAATATGAAATTGTAGAGGGTTATGCTGACTATGAAGGTGGAGGACACCTTTCAGATAAAGATAAGGGACTGATTCATTTTCTAGCTAGAAATAAACATAAAAGCCCTTTTAATCACGCTTTCCTGAGCTTCCGTGTTAAGGCTCCGATTTTCATAGCAAGGCAGCTTGTAAAACATGAATACCTCCCTTGGAATGAAGTGAGTAGGCGTTATGTAACCTCTGAGCCCGAGTTCTATTTTCCTAATATGTGGAGAAAGAAAGCTGGTAATGTGAAACAAGGGAGTAGTGATGAAACTGCATGCCTTTCTGAAGGGTTAGAGAGAGACTTATATTTAAATGTAATGGATAGTTTAGCAAACTATAAAGCTCTTCTTGAAGAAGGTGTGTGTTCAGAACAGGCACGCATGACACTTCCCCAGAATGTTATGACGGAATGGATTTGGAGTGGTAGTTTATACGCCTTTATGAAGATGTGTAAGCTTAGAATGGATAGTCATTCTCAAAAAGAAACTAGAGAAGTGGCAGAGAAGATTTATGGTATCATCAATAAACTGTTTCCTGTATCTTCTGAGGCATTATTGGAGTATGCGGAATGAAGATATTGGTAATTCCAGATACACAAGTGAAGCCAGATGTTCCTACAGATCATCTAGAATGGATTGGTAAATTTATAATTGATAAACAGCCAGATGTTATCGTTCAGATTGGTGATTTTGCAGACATGCAGTCCCTCTCTTCCTACGATAAAGGAAAGAAGTCATTTGAAGGGCGACGATATACAAAAGATGTTGAAGCTGTAATTGCAGCACAAGAGATTCTCTTCAAGCCTCTAAAAGATTTGCAAAAGAGGCAGAAGAAGAATAAGAAAGAAGTTTATAAGCCAGAGCTTATAATGACACTGGGGAACCATGATGAACGAATTAACCGTGCTATTAATAATGATGCTGTGCTCGATGGTGTTATCAGTATCAGCGATCTCCAGTATGAAGAGTTTGGTTGGGAAGTTTCTCCTTTTCTTGATGTCGTTATCATTAATGGCGTCGCTTTTAGTCACTACTTCCCAACAGGTGTCGCAGGGCGTCCTGCTTCAACTGCTAATGCTCAACTCTCGAAGCAGCACCAATCTTGTATTGCAGGACACCAGCAAGGTTTGCAAATTGCAACAGGTAGAAGGGCGGATGGAAAACTCCTAACCTCTATTATTTCTGGCTCTTTCTACCTGCATGACGAGGAATATCTTGGCCCACAACAGAACAACCATTGGAGAGGCTGTCTTATGCTTCATAATGTAGAAGATGGGCAATTTGATTTGAATCTTCTTCCTATGGTTTATTTGGAGAAGAAATATGGGAATTCTTGAATACGTATTAATGGCAATGTTCTTTAGTGCATTACTTTCTTTCTTAGCTGCCTATCGTGATATGGACTTCTCCATTTCAGATGCTATTATTGCAAGTGCATTCTGGCCTCTCTCTCTATTATTGCGTTAGTCGTATTCTTCGTTACTGTGTTCTTTAATGAACCGGATGAATATGATGAATACGAGAAAAGGATGTATGAAGACGATGAGTAATAAATGGATTAATTTAGTATATGAAGACATCTGCCATGTAATACCAGAAAAAGATATAAGAGAACATGAATGTTCTGAAGAATGCTGGTGTTCCCCATTAGTTGATGAGGAAGATGGGTATATTGTCTATTCACACAACAGTTTAGATGGTAGAGAGGAATATGAATATGGGAGGAAGTTTAATTGACAGAGTGTATTGAATGGACTAAAGCCATTAATAGTTCTGGGGATGGGGTTGTTTGGAAGAACGGGAAACAACATTACGCTCACAGATTAGTAATCAACGCATCAAAAGGCGATGTTGTATTACATTCGTGTGATATTTCTAAAACAAATGTTCTGGACATCTGGAACAGTAGAACATGGAGGCACATTAATGTCTGAAAAAAGGTTTCGTAGCGTACTCGGGGAAAACATCTTCCGCCATAAGTATGCGCAAGGGGCATCGGACACATGGGATAACTGCGCAGAACGTATTGTAGAAGATGTTTGCGGGACACGCTGGGGGACTGCTCATGCATTGATGTCTTTAGATGAAAGAAAGCAACTTACAGAATATATTAAGACAATGCGTTTTCTCCCCGGCGGGCGTTATATTTACTATGCAGGCCGCCCTAATCATTACTACAACAACTGCTATCTGTTACGGGCTGAACACGATACTAGGGAGGAATGGGGTAGTTTGATGAATCGGGCTGTCTCTTGCCTTATGACAGGTGGTGGTATTGGTGTGGATTACTCAATCCTTCGCGGTGAAGGTAAAGTAATCCGTAAAACAGGGGGTGTTGCATCTGGTCCAATCGGATTAATGCGTATGGTTAACGAAGCGGGGCGCTACATCATGCAAGGGGGGTCACGTCGCTCTGCCATTTACGCTTCCCTTAATTGGCAGCATGATGATATTGAAAGCTTTCTTACTGCTAAGAACTGGCCTGAGTTCATTAAGAGGAAGAAGAATGAGGACTTTAACTTCCCCGCCCCTCTCGATATGACTAACATCTCTGTCAATTATGATGATGTGTGGTTGAAGAACCCTATTAACAAAGTATTTTTGAAAAACTGCCGTCAGGCTATGGAGACAGGTGAGCCGGGCTTCTCTTTCAACTTTGGGGATAAACAGGATGAGACACTTCGTAATGCATGCACTGAAGTAACCAGTGAAGACGACAGCGACGTGTAAATGAATGCACCTTCACACAGGGATGTGTGAAGCAAACCTCTTAATATCGGTGGAAGCTGTAATGAGTAACACCGAGGCAGCCTATAAAGGAGCCGTAACGACTATGAAGATTAATATGATGCAACTTTCCAAGTTTGTTTCTTGGAGCGTAACTGGTGATGGTTATGTGGGCCGTTCTACCAACAATAAGAATGCCCATTATTCTATTTCCAGAAGTCCTGAGCACAAAGATTATCTGGAGATGATCGCCAATAAATTTATTGGTTTACAGGATTGTAATGTAAGAATTGATGAATACACAAGACGTGATAATGGAAAAACAGTTCTTGATCTGAGAACCTCATCTCACCCTTTGTTTAGCAGAATTAGAGATAGACAGTACATCAATAATCGAAGGATTGTTGATAAGCACCAGCTTACCATGCTTGATTGGGAAGCGGCAGCTATCTTGTTTATGGATGATGGTTCAACCTGCTACAACAACAAAGGAAGTATGATTGTACGTATCTCTACTTGTGCGTATTCACAGATTGAGCAAGAAGCCTTGAGGAAAGCTTTTATTGAGAAACTTGGTGTGGTGTGGAACGTTAATAGGAACGGCTCAACATACCAACTCAATCTTGCTAAACAATCAAGAGATAGATGGTTCGAGAACATTTCCCCATTTATCGTTGATTCTTACCAATATAAGTTGCCTGAATCTTTGCAAAAGGAGGCATCCAGAACGGATGATGATTTTGTCTATGTTGCTAGAACCGACAACAGGTAACCTCGGTTCAGTCAATATTGGGAACATTACTTCTATTGACGAATTTAAAGATGTGGTAAATTTAGCTTCCAAGTTCCTTGTCTGTGGTACAATTCGGGCAGACCTTCCTTACGAAAAGGTTTATCAAGTACGAGAACGCAATCGTAGATTGGGATTAGGTCTTATGGGAATTCATGAATGGCTCTTGAAAAGGAACTGCCAATATGAAGTGACTGATGAGCTAAAGGAATGGTTAAAGATATATGAATCAGAATCAGAAATAGCAGCTAAAGAGCATTGTGACAGATTCTATCTTTCTCACCCTAAAGCATATCGTGCAATTGCGCCGACTGGTACTATCGGGCTGTTAGCCGGAACTTCTACTGGCATTGAACCTGTATTCTCTGTCGCTTATAAGCGAAGATATTTAACTGATGGGACCAAGTGGAAATATGAGTATTGTGTTGATGCTACTGCAGAAGTGTTAATTGAACAAGGGATTAATCCAGATAAAATTGAAACTGCATATGGACTTTCTAATAATTACGAAAAGAGAATTAGATTCCAAGCGGACATCCAAGATTTTGTCGACATGTCAATTTCCTCTACAATTAACCTTCCGGCTTGGGGTACGAAAGACAATAATGAGGATAGAGTCGAGGAGTTTGCTAGAGTGCTTGCTGAATACGCACCAAGACTTAGAGGTTTCACTGCCTATCCAGACTCCTCAAGAGGAGGTCAGCCCATTACAGAAATAGCTTACGAAGAGGCTGTAAAGCACAAAGGTATTGTTTATGAAGAAAATGATATGTGTAAAGGAAGTGTTTGCGGAATCTAAATAAATAAAAAGCCCCCTTGGAATTAGGAATTTCTCCTAGCTCCTTGGGGGCTTTTCTTATTCTTCCCTTACTACCTTCCCATCAAAACTGAGAATATGTATGGGAAATAGTTTCTTATGAAGAGGAAGTGTCTCCCACTTAACCCTCTTCAAAGGCATATACCACTCAACGTGGCCGTCGTTCGATTGCCATTTCAATCTAGGAACCCATCCATATGCTTTCCATTGGATTAGGATTTTACCTCCATATTTTATACGCTGTTTTATTGCGTATGTCCAACAATTTCTCATAAATTTGAATCCTTTTGCCTAAAGGCTTAGATCAAACAGACAACCAAGCTGCCCCGTCCCACCGTTTTAGTGGTGCAGCAACCCAGTCGGCACCGTCCCATGATTT